CCGTTTCTCCGCAACCGCACGTCCACCTGAATGCCCTGCATCGAGATGTAATCGGAGGTGCTCCTCTAACGCCATGTCCAACAAATTCGATGGGTCGTTGTTCCTCTTGTCGAAATCCTGATGATGAACGACCATCCCCGGCGCATGACGCCCCAGCACACCCGTCACGACCCGATGGGTGTACCTCGATACCTGGTCCTCTGGGTCATAGACCAGCTCATACCCCTCCATGGAGTCGCCCTTGGCCTTGCTTGAGGTGCGACGATAAAGAGGCATCACGCGGTCGCCAGGCTTCAGGTCCTCCGCATTGGCATAGGTACAGTCACGACGCATCACAGGATGGTCAGGCGCCATGTCAGCCCAGTTACCATCGTCGAACGTCACCCGGACCGTCTTGGCCTTCTCCCTCGTCTTGCCGACCCACAGGACCTCCCCGGGGACAACATGACCCGTCTGCCGGTCAACAGAGTAGACCCAATGCTTCGCGCCCTTGTCATACTCCCTCGCCATCTGCTCGATGGTGATGCTCCGTCCGTCCAACTGAGGGACCGGAGTCGAGGCAGCAACTGGCAAGGGGTTGAACCGCATGTCCAGCTTGCCCGTGTTGGGGTTCACGAACTTCTGGCGGGTAAAGCTGTTCTTGACCCGATTGACGAAGGCCAAACCGCGCTCGGCGTCCAGCTCGCCTACGTCGATGTAGAAAGCGTATCGGGCCGGGGCTCGCTCCAGCTTGTAGATAAGCAAAGCGTCTTCCAATAGCGCCAGCCGCTTCCATATCCATCGGGCCGGGTCGACCACCCCATTGCCGTAGACCGACCGCAGGTGCTTCCCACGCAGCCGCCAGTGAATCAGCTCCCAGTCCTCGAAGACGGTCAGCTCGCCCGGCGGCCTCCCCATCGCCGACGGAATATCTGCCCCGTTGCCCTCCCTGGACATCTGCTGCTGCGCCGCCAGAGTGTAGAAGTCCTCCAGGCTGATATTGAACTCCCCCCTGATGTCTTGGATGAAACCGAGAAGCTGGCCCCGAGGTCCCTCCACGCGCCGAACCGTCGGCGGGGGAAGGTAGTTGATGCCCACCAGCCCCTGGTCCGTCACCAGTGCCTCGCCAAACACCGACCCGTACTTGCACAGGGTCCGGACCACGCCCCAGGAGTCATCCTCCACCAGGAGCTGTTTGTGGAGCATGTGGTTCAGCTCGTCAGCGACTTTCTTGTCCTGGCTGACCGCCCAGATAGACTGCTCCCGGTCCAGGTCCGGACTGGTCGCGTCGTCCGCGTAGATGTCGAGCCCCACCGAAATCTCGGGATACTCGTCCATCTCTTCCACGTCCGTGTACCGCTGCTGCAAGTCCTGGTCGATTCGCAGATAGTTGGCCAGTGCGTCGTAGCCAAACTGAGTGACCAGGTTGTACGGCATCCCCGCCAGGGAGACCGCCGGGATACCCCCGCGCTGAAGCTCGGCTGCTTGACGCTGAGGGGTCCGCGAAAAATACGACCTCAGTGCCGAGCTGACACTGGTTGTGAAGCCTTCCCAGAGTGAAGCCACGCTAACCCCTCACGAACGGCATCGGTTGTTTTTGCGATACCTTTTGGCCCACCATACCGCGTGACGCCCCCCTGACGCTAGCCGAAGGTGGGACCATTACCTTACCGCCCGTTACCCAGGAATCGTCCTGTCGTTGCTCGCCCATTGCATTGCGCTCGCTCATCATCGGGACAATCGGCATACCGGGCTGACGGACCATCAGACTGTGAACCACGCCGGCCAAGGCGTCCGAAACGTCTTTCTTGCCACGAGGGGGGTGGTCCACCATGAACTTCGGAATGATGCCCTTTGTCTTTTGTATCCGCTGTAGCTCCCGCAGCTCCTTCTGCACAGCTTCATGGGGCTGCAATCTGAGCCGGCCCTCGTACAGCGCCGTCTTCATCGACTCGTAAGGGACCACCGTCTTATCGACCGAAAGCACGTCCGACTCGATACCACGGTGCCGGAACTGCTGCCTGGTATCAGCCGACTGCCAGCCATCTAAACTCGCATAAGACACAACGAAACCATGGCTTTGAAATTCGTAGACGATACCTCTGAGGTCCCCCAAGAATATCTCGTCACCGGGCGGCGGGTGAATTCTGAGAAGCAAGTCCGTCTCAATGACCGGGGCCACCTCGGAGTAGGTCTCGCCATGGAAGTCCCGCCGGACTACCTCGACGTGCCCCGCCGTGTGAGCAATGCACAGCCCCGCACAGTCGCCAACCAATGACACGTCAATGTGAACGTACCGAGGAGCCCCAGGGTGCCTGAGAGGACGCCAGGCCTTTTCTGTGAAGCCACCCGGGATTGGACGCTCAAAAGGAACCGCTACCCGCTCCCACCAAAACTCCAGCGGGTCGCCGCTCATCCACTCCTCAACGTCAAGGGGGCTCTTGAGCCGCGTGTCAGTGGATTCGATTATTTTCTCGCGCCGGTGAATGAACAGGCTGACCGACTCGGTTGCAATACCAGCGATGTCACGGAGCCCCCCCTCTAAGTCGCTCTCAAAGTCCGGCCGGTACTCTTCGGGAACGTCGATGATACGAAGCTGGGTCTCAGCGTACCAGGCGATGTCTTCCGGGGTGGGGTCGAGCTTGCTCCGGACGGTCTCGTTACCCACCGCCACCTGGAAGGTCTTCCCCGTGAAATCCTCCTTGGGCCGGACGTCCCAGGTGCTGTATTCCCTGATAAAGACAGAGGGGTCATTTGTCTCCCGGGCTTCCTCTATCTTCTGCTCGATGTACGCCACCGGCCGCTCCTTCGAGCTGACCAGGAACATCAGCCCAGGCAGCTTGCCCGCCTTCATGAACCGGCTCTTCATTCGTCTGACGATGGCCTTGGTCAGAACCTCCGACTTGTCGACCGACACCATCCGGCCCATCGTGTCAGCCTGCCGCTTGGCCCCCATGAATGCCATCTCGTCCACGAACCCAGCGAACACGTTCGTACCGATGGCCGCGCTACTGGTCGAGCCCGCTATCACCATCATCTTTTTCGTGGGGAAGCGAATCTCATACATCGTCGTGGCGATTTTGAACGGGCACCGCTCCTTGAAATAGGGGGAGAGCTGGAGCTTGTTACCCAGCTCAGCGAGGGGCACGCGCCGGGCCGCCTCCCTCGTCGCGCTCATGACCGCAATGGCCAGGCTGGTCCCTGGTGACAGCCCATAGGCCTGCTGGGGATTGACCAGGCAGGACATCTGGTACAAAACGTAAGCCAGACCACAAGTGGCAAAAAACGATTTTCCCCAGCCAATTGAGCCACTTAGGATTGCCTCGGAATACCCTCCTTGAAACAACTCGACGAAGTCCTGTTGCAGCTTGGGCCACATATTGTTGCCCACCTCGCCCAGATAGTATTCGTCCTGAAGGAATGTCAGCGGGTCGACCGGCTCTTCCGAATAGTCCGCTCGCACGAACGAATCGAGCACGTCTCTCTCGCCCTGCTCCATTCTTTGCAGGTAGTGAAAGACCGCTTCCTGCTCCTCGGGAGACATCGCCTCAAGAGCGTCCTCCAGCTCCTGAGCCAGCTCGTCCTCTGTGCGAACAGACCGAGGCCGGCCATTGACGAACTCGATGGCCATCAGACACCACCGACAGGCTCAGCCTCCCCGTCAATAATTGCGGGCGGTAGGTCAGCGACCTGAGACAGTTTTTTGAAGAAACTCAATACTTTGTGCCGGCTTCCAGGGTTCTGCATTGTCGATGATACCTTCTGGCCGAGCCCTGTCGTTGCGCCACCTTGAATTTCGAGATTCATTTTCAACCGAGCCGTCGCCGGTCCGAACTGCTCCTGCAGCTTCGCATGAGTCTTGAGCATGTCCAGGGCCGCCCCCATCTCTCGGGGCATCTCTTCGTAGTGAGTCCCTGACCGCGACTCGGCTCGCATCATCCTGTCTATGCGGTCCCGCTGGGCCAGGTACAAGCCCTCCGTCTCCAGCAAGAGGTCGATACCCATGACCGCCCGCTGGTACTGAGCCCTCGCCAGCTTGCCTGGCGTCCGCGCCTCGCTGCTATCCTCTTCCGGGCTGTAGACGGCCGGCCAATCTTCCGGCGACGGTGGGGGAGGGGGGAGCGCCTTGCGCCGCCGCTGGAGCGCCTTTTGCAGTGTCTCGCCCGACACGTCTTGCAACAGCTCAAACGTCTCCTGGATATGCTTCGCCACGTCGGCCGCCGTCATACCCTCGCGCAGCATTTCATCGACGTCCTCCACGATGGGAAGCGTCGAGACTCTTTCGTCCAACGTCATTCTGCCCCGTCGGATAGGGGTCACATCACCCATGCCCCAATTGTGGACAGTGCCTCTTTATGCGTCAAGAACGGGTTGTGCGAGAGTGTGCAAGCGGCTTGCACTTTGAGGGTGGCTACATGCGGACGTACCAGCCAGTCTGTCTCTCAAAGATATCAGCAAGTTGCTCCCAGCCGACGTCTTTGTACTTTTTGACCGACTTCTTCGCCTGAACAGACACGTTGAAAAATTCCATGTCGTACAGGTCCTTGCCGGCGTTGTACCGGATTTCGACGTAGTTGCCCTTGCTGCGCTTTTTGTTGGGCCACTTGATGCCCAGCGTGTTGGCGTCCACGTCATGCACCTGACCGCCTATCATCGCCATGGCCCGGCCGCCACCAAACTGCTGGTAGATGGTCTTGACGATGGAGGACATCTCCTCCAGGGAGGTCTCCTCGGGCTCCTCAACGTCCTCACGCTTGACCGGTTTGAACGCCTGGTGCGTCGTGAGGTACCGCTTCAAAAGAATGTTGGCCATGTCCCGGCCACTCACCCGCATGGCATAAAGATAAAAATACAACGCCGCATTTTCAGGCACTGCACGCAACATTTTGCCTGCTTTGGGAGACACCTTGCCAATGTTCAGCATGAATTTTTGAATCGCCCCCTTGGGGTTCCGATTCAACTCATCCTGTGCATCCGGGATATCCACCGCTCCGATGACCTCTGGCAGTTTGTCCCGGGGGATGTCCATGAAGACCTTCTGCTGGCCCGAAAACAACATCTTGTCCGGCGTGATGCCCTCCTTGGAGAACATCTGCAATTCCTTGTCGCTCAGCTTGAATGCCCCCTGACGGGTCATCACAGGCTTCGTCGTCCCCGGATAAAACTCCTGCCCAATGGCCGCCGTCGTCGTCTTCTGCCGCTCACTCAGCTCCTCCTCCGGGCCCGCCTCGTCAAAAGGGCGCGGCTCGGGCTCCTCGCCTTCGCCATACAACAGCTCGTCGAAGTCCTCGAAGCTCTCCAGCAGGTCCACGCCCTCGACCGACTCCACCAGCTCGGGGTCGTCAATCTCGCCGCTCTCGTTGGCCACGACCTTCGAGCCCGGGTAGTCCGCCTGGACTTCCTTGGCCCCCTTCTCGGTCTTGGCGTACAGGGGAGGCTTGTCCTTGAGCAGGATTTTGAACTTGTACCCCTTCGCCTTCATCTTGCTGGCCTCGGCCTCCTCCATGGGTTCCTCGAAGAGAGACGCCTGTTCCAGCTCGTCGGCCTCGCCCAGCAGCTCGCGCTCGATGGACTCGACAAGCCCCTGCCCCTCGTCCGAAGTGATGCCCATGACCGCCCGCCTGGCCCGCTCCTCGTCCCTGGCAATGGCCTCCCGAAGCTCCGGACAGTCCACCGGTAGCCGGCTGGCCACCATCGACGCGGGGAACTGCGGCGTGGGGGGCATGGTCTTCATGGGACGCTTGCGCATCGTCTTGCGGTACTCCTGGCCCTGGGCCTTCAGCGGCGGGGCCTTGATTGAGTCCAGCCGCCCCATCAGACCCTTGTACGGGCCCCACACCTTCGACCCGAAGGCGTTGCGGAAGTCGACGAAGTCCTGGAACAGGGCCCCAATCTCCTCGACGATGGTCTCGTCTTTCGGCGCCTTGTACTTCAGAATCCGGTCGATTTGGTGAAGCATGTAGGCCCCGTCGTCGGCCAGGCTGTGAATGCCATGGCTCAGACGATTGAGCTGGTCCTTCACCTCTTTCTTGAGCTGGGGTTGGGAGAGACTCCCCCAGTCCATCTTGCCGCGCCCCTTGCCCGGGGCCTTGCCCTTGGTACTGTGACGACGGGTCGGGATTCCCATCATCTTGACCAGGTCCGTGAACCCTTGAGTCGCATTCTTGAACTTGGCATAGACGCGGTTGACGTCGCCCGACCACCGCTTGACCTCGTTCTGAATGACGAGCTTGGACCAGCCCGACTCCTCGGCCCGCTGGACTATCTTCTGGGCCGACTCCATGAACTTGTCGATGTCTTGCTGAATCATGCGGCGGAGGTCGACCTGGATACCTTGCAGGGGCCCCCGCCAGTCTGCGATTTCTTCGGCCACCGGCTCCCCGGGGACGATTGAAAGGTCCGCAGCGATGGCGCTGATTTCTTCGGCAAACTGGCTTGCAGTTTTCATTGGTTGTCTGACCTCCACTAGAAGGCCAGACTATCACGTCCCTGCAAGTCCCTCCAGAGTCGAAGCAATTGCGGCAAGCTCTGCCCGTAGCTTGACAGTCTCTTCGTTACCAAGCGTCTCCAGCACGCTCGCCCCCTCGGGGACCTCATAATCGTCGCCCACAGGCACCCCGCGCCCGTCTACCTGCCCGGGGACAGTCGGGGGATTGCGCAAAGACCGCTCCCACCCCGCCAACAGCTTTCTGGCCTGAGCAAACATGTTCGCCGCCGTCTCTCGCCTCACGTTCATTTCTCCTCCTCCTCCACGCTCTTCAGCAACTCCTGGCCATACACAACCTGCTCGTCCTGGGGGTCCACCGCAATGACTTTCAGGCCGGTGTTTCGCTCAAATGTCGCCAGCCACTCGCCTATCATCACTGTCTTTTTGTCGTGGCTGAACGATAGGAAATGCTGGGCCATCAAACTGAGCGCCCAGCCCGAGTTTTGCGTTTTTGCTAGCTTTTTTGCCAGCTCAATTGCCTCGTCGACAACGCCCTTGCTCTCTTTTGGAATGCGAGCCGACCACGTCGTCCACTTCTCGTCTTGAGCCATCACCTCACTCACCTGCTCTTCGCTGGGAGGGGGAACGCCTTCGGAGGCGTCTGGCTTGTCCGACAGGTCCTGGACCACGAACCCTCGGGCATCAGCCTCTTCTGTCGTGGGAGTCTCGGGCTCCGGGTCATCTGGATTCATGCCAGGCAACGGGTTCATCGTCGGCTTGGTCGCCCGGACTCGCCGCCCCTTCGTCTTGCCGGCCGCGTTGAGCGCCGCCCGAACCTGCTGAGCCAAGCTCCGCTCGGTCGACTTCTTTGCCAGCATCAACCACTGGTCAGCGTTGGTCGGGTCTATCACCTTGACCAGGTGATAGGCCTTCGTCCAGCCTATCTCCCGGGCCCCCTGTAACAGCTTCTGGTCGCCATGCTGCTCGATGCTGTACCACCAGTGCATCGTTATCAGCATGTGGGCCTTGCGAATCGAAAACTCCAGCTCAGACTCGACGTACTCGCCAAACGAACCGTAGCCCCCCAAGCTCTTGGCCGTGAACAGCCGCTCCTCATTGACGCGCCACAGGAGCGCCGCCAGCTCGAACTGGGTCTCCTGGTAGCGTCTCTTCAGCTCGACAATCTTCAGGTGGACCTTGTTAGCCTCCGTCTCGTCCGACGTGAGTAGCTCAACCCCGCCTGGCGCCCCGGACAGGGAGACAAGATTTGCCCGCCCCTCCAGATTGACCATGTTCACTGCCTTATCGACCTTCGCGTCCATGTCTCGATACCCACCGCCCCGCTTGGCCACCCTCATTTTTTACCCTCCTTCACCTGCTCAAACATCCAACGAGCCACGACGTAAGCGTCCGCCTCATGGTCCGAGCCTAGCTCGACACGGTTGGCAGTCAGGGCCGCCATGACGTCCGGCTTTTTCGCATGGCCATACCCCAGCACAACCTTGCGGGCCGTGCTGGCCGCGACCACCTCGGGGAACAGGTGACAGGCAAGCCATATCTGCGTCATGACGACGTAGGCCAGACCCCCGCGTTGGAATGTCTGGGCTTGCCCCCGGGACCCGTAAGAAGCCCCCTTCCCCTCCATGGCCACGTACCTCACTCGGAACTTTCTGATGATTCCTATGATGTCGTTGGCAAGGTGAAGGATACGGTCCACCCGGTCCCTCTCAGAGACCGGAGGCTGTCCTTTTTTTGAAACGAGCGGATAATTGAACGTTGCTGACCGCAGTACGAGACCTCGGTCAGTCAAGACCATCACCCCTGTGTTCACCGGCTCAAGGTCGAGCCCTATAATCCTTCCAGGAGCGCGATAACTCTCGACAAGTGCAAGGTCCGAACCTAGTTTCGCCGCCATTTGGGCAGGCTGGGAGGCTGGATTCGGGGTTTTCGGCCGCTTCGCGGAAGGCAATGACCTTCTCCTTCTCCTTCGCCATCAGTTGGGGGTCATACTCCACCAAATGCTCAACAAATGCACCTGCTAAGTGTTTCGCCGAACTATCGAAATACACGATTCGTCCGTATTCCACGCCCGCCATACCCATGTACCAGTTGAGCTGGCAGACGTGATGGCCGTCAGGGGCCTCGCGAATCCATCCCATGCTATCGGACGACACCTTCGTCTTCAGGTCCCACAGCTCCTGGTCGTCATCTCCCCAGTCGAGGAGCCCGTCAGTCCACCCGCAAACAAGCAACTCGCTGTCGTAAAGCAACGGCTCCACATACGAAAACGAAGCGTGCCAATTCGGCTTGTATCCACAAAATAGACAGCTCCCGGGGTGTGATATAGCCGCCCCCACTGTCACCTTGGCCACGATGTCGTTGCCATGAGACCGGACCAGCACGTCATCCTCCAGGTCAATGCCCATGACGCGGGCACAGGCCGGACAACGCCACCCCCCCTTGATGACCCCCGTGGGCGCCAGCCACTGCTCCTGAAACATCCTGTGCAGAGCCGTCCCCCCGTCCATCCACCATCGGTTATCGGGCCCCAGCTCGTCCAACAGGGGCACCCCCATGCGATAGGCCATCACCCACGCTCGCGGGCACCAGCTCGACAGGACCGACGGCGACAGCCACATCCCCGGCGAGACCTGCACCTCCCGCGTGCTGACCAGTGACTCGGCCACGAGAGTCGCAACCCATTGGGGCTCGCGCTTCTTTTTGGTGGCCGACGTAGGCTTCGCCGAAGTGCGACCTTTCCGAATCAAACTTCCGATACCCACTGCAACTCCTGTGCGTTCGCCGAATCAAGCAAACGCCTGAACACGCTCCGGGGAACAGCCACCCAATCGGCTTCCGCCGTCATCTGGTCCGGGCCGGCCAGGCGCTGCAACACCGAAGGCTCAAACTGAATCGCCAGGGCCGGCTCGCGGTCCGGGCCCGCCTCAGTCGTGATTTTGTTCAGCCACCTGGCTTGTATCCGTATGGACTGGTCCTCGGTCCGCTTGCACTCTAGCAAAAACTCGACCAACGGCGTAGAGACATCACGCACGTCCCCTTTGAACCCCTGTTTGGCCCCGCTGCCCGGCTGGACGCGACCGCCCAAGGCCCGCGCCGTGTCGCGTTCATGCTTCCGGGGCTTGCGGTTGCGGGCCGCCCGCCCGTCAACCTCCTCCTGCATGAAGCGAGGAAGGGCCATCACGCCCCCGGAACGAATCGGGCAAGGATGGCTGCACGGAAGCCCGCCCTCACCTCTGGGTCATTCTGGATAGCTTCCATGAGCGCCTTCTGTGTCGGGAACTGGTACCCCCCTCCCTCGAACCCTTTGCCGTTCGCCTGGAGTAGATACTTCTGGGCCATTTTGAAGTAGGCTCCGTCTTCCATGATTTTGCCGTCCGCCGTCTGTTCGTAGAACCCCTTGCGCCCCTTCGTCGCACAGCTCCGGTTTTTCACCACCTCGAAGTTGAATCGCTCGCTGACCATGGAAGTGATGAATTCCTTTTTACTTTTGTCCCCATACTGCTCCGTGCTGTATTCCCCTTTGGAGCCGCGAAACCGAATCTCTATGTGCGCCCCGAAGTCCTGGCCCATGCCCGCCGGCTTGACCGACGGGTCACCGAACAGGACGCCTATTTTCATCCTGGTCTGATTTATCCAGATTTGAGTCAACCGCCGCCCGGACTGGTGTGCCCGATGCGCGCTGGAAATGAACTTCCGCACACCCTTGTTCACGATACGGGCCTGGAGCCCCTGCTGCCAATCGTGGGCGCTGGCCTCCACCTCATCCTTCGGCGCGAAATGAGCCAGGCTATCGAGCACCATCAGGTCGACGCATCCACTGGACGCCAGCACATGGGCCACGTCCACCGCGTCTTCTCCGACCTCGGGCCGGACCAGCATCAACCGTCGGGGGTCTCCGAAATTTGCGAAATACCGCTCCTCGAAGGCAAACTCAGCGTCAACCCACACGACGACCGTCTCTTCGTAGGAATTGGCCAGGAACGCTTCCTTTTCGGCCGTCACACGCTCCGCATACGCCTTTGCCTTCTCGTTGGGCTCCTTCGGTGACGGTGTCCAATCGTGGTCCATCAGCCCCCTGGCATAGCAGTCACACTCCCCCGTCGCGCTCCACCTGGCTTCGGGGTCTGCCTCCAGCTCCTTCTCCGTCGGCGGGACGGCCTGAACGTTCCTTGCCGGCCTCCAGCAGTTGCGACACATCCCCTGGAAAATGCCAGCAATTCGCATTGACGTAGTGGTTTTCCCCCCCGACTTGTCCCCCCAGAACGCATGGGGACGACCGACGACCACCCCGAACCCCCCGTCAAGGGAGCCCCCCAGGGCCATGTCCAGCAGCAGCGACCCCGATGACACCCGGACGTCACGAGTCGCAACGCGCCCCGCTGCCCCGACCACTTTGTCCCCGTATTTTTTGCGCAAAGCAGCCTTGGCGGTCGCCAGGCCTATCTTTTCCGGCATTTCAGTATCCAAGTTTCTCGCCGCCGCCGAGACCCCGAACCTCGGCGACTTCAGCCTCGCACCGCTCCTCGACCCAATCCCGAGCGAACTGGTCGGCCAGGTCCACGTCTTCGAGGTAGCAGGGCACCTCAATAGACACATCGAACCGGGCCGACTCATAGTTGCCCAGATTCAGCGTGAGCCCGTACCCGCGCTTCACCCGGGCAACCGGGCGGTCAAAATTGTGAACCTGCACAATTTCTTCCTTGGCCGTGGCCTTGTACTCCTTGCCCCGATGAAGGAACCGGCCATCAATAAAAGCAACAGCAGCCTCTTTCGCCATGACTACCTCCTTTTGCCATCTTATGCATCAAAAAGAGATAGTCAACACTAGCTGTCCGCTTTTTCCGGCACGGAGCGAGTCAGCCGAACGGCCTCCTCCAGACCATCCTCGCAGTCCACCGGCACACCAGACTCTCTCCATGCTTCTGTTATCTTTTCGTGCATCAGTGGGTCGACCGGATACAGGCGCAGTTTTTCGCCAACGATGTCCCGGACCACTTCCATCATTCTCTGCGTGTAGAACCGGAACTTTCGCGTCCCCTGAATATAGGGCGTCTTGGGCAGCATCCCCGCCTTTTCCCACTCAGTAATCGACTGGACCGACCGGCCGATGAAAATCGAGAAAAAGCCGATGCTGTACAGAACGACGTGACCACCATCTCCCGTCTTGTACTTTTTCGGGACCTGGTGGCGCGGCACCTTCACCCGAGGCACGCGACGACGCCGAGCCCGATTTTGAGCGGACTGGCTCAGCACCTTTTCGCGATACTCCGGGTCTTGGGCGTAGGCCTCCTTGCGCTTTTGTGAGATACGCTCTTTATTCTGGCCATACCACTTGGCATAATAGCTTTTTCGCGGGCTCGCCTTTTCTACCATCATTTTGCCCTCCTGCAGTCAAACTAACATCTAGGATGGCATTGTCAAGAATGCGCCCACACCCTACCCTGCTACAGTGGCCCCCAGCGATTCGTAGAATTCACGCCTGTATCGCTCCCTCCTCGACGCCAGGGGTATCCCCACGTCCACGAGGTCGCACACTATGGGCCCAGGCTTGCCCTGGCACTCTCCAGCCCTCCAGGGGCATAGGTGAGCACACTTCTCCGGCTCGGGCGGACAGAACCGACGGACACGCCCCACCGCCTGCTCCACGTCCGCGATAGGCGTGACCAGAAACTCCGTGTCCACCGCCGGGATATCCACCCCCTCGGCCGTCATCTGGTAGGTCGCGAAAATAACCCGGGCCCGCTCTGCCTCTCGAAGCTCCTCCCTGGTCTGCCGCCGCTTCTTTTCCATCTTCTTCTGCGAGATATTGAAATAGCTGGCCATCTCGTACAGGTGACGGTCCTCCAAGTCCTCCAGCACCACATGGACCGGCTCCCTGTCCTCTGCAGAGTCCGTCACGATGCCCTGGATGGCCGCCATGTCCCCCCATTTCAAGACAAGACTGTGGACCTTCTCCTTGGTCTCCTCGTTCGTGATAACCCGAGGCTTCAGCTCCTCCACGACCTCTTCGCCCAACGGCGACAAATCAAAAAAGGATGACCACTTCCTGGCCATAGACCTGTAGATGGCCTCGATAGCTCGCTCCCGGCCCCCGTCTTTCATGGGCCACGTCCGGTGGGCCAGCTTCGGCTTCACCTCGCCGGTGAACCACTCGCCAGTGTAGAACCCCGTCGTCAGCTCCCCGCCCCCCTGGGCCTCCCAGGCCTCCCTCAGCAACGACTCCAGGAGACGAAGGTGCTCCAGCCGTTCAGACAACACGAACAACTTGCGCTTGGCTGGGGCCTTGAGCGCCTTGACCATCTCAGCGACCAAAACCTGGTTGCGACGCTTCAGCCGGGCCAAAATATTGATGACGAGCGGGGCTTTCACGTCGTCACGCCTGGCCACGTCCGGCACCGACGGCTTGACCTTCACCATCCGGACAGAAGGCTTCGGCGTCTCGGTCTTGGCCTTGTAGGCAATGGGGCCAATGTGCCACCAGAACACGTTGTCGGCACCATCCTTGCGTCGAGGCGTGGCCGTCAGACCCAACCGCCAGGCAGCAGAGAACTTCGGTGGAGTCGGCGCCCAAGTCGGCGCTGACACACGATGACATTCGTCAAACACGAGCAAGCCAGGCCAGTCGTACAGCTCCTTGGGGTAGCGGTCGCCCGTCTCCAAAGCCAAGCTCTGGGCCATTGCGACCACGATATGCTTGTCCTCGAAGTCACATTTCTTCTCGCGCACAACGCCTACCCGCACCCCGGGCAGCCATTTCTCCGCCTGCTCCACCCACTGAGTCAGGAGAAAGTCCTTGTGGACGACGACCAGGGCAGACGTCTGTAGCTGGTGAATGAGACTCAGGGTGGTAGCAGTCTTCCCAGCCCCCGTTGCAGCCTGGAAGACGCCCCCCATCAGCATGCCGGCCTCCCGGTCGCTGGGCTCTTCGCTCTCCGGGCACTGCGGACTGGCCCGCAAGAACCTGTCGGCAAACAGACTGACGACCTTCCCCTGCTCCGCATAGTTCCCCTCATGCCTCAAAAGACACTCTGGGGGGTCTTGCCAGTCATGACCGAACCAAACGTCCCAATCGTACTCATACTCTTTGGTCGCTGTACCGAACCAAAAGGCACGGGGCACGCCAATCTCGAAAGGGGTCTCCTGGTAACAACGAATCGGCTCGGCCGGCACGTCATCATACCCCCAAGCCTTGCGCGGGACGATTGTTAGCTCTTTGCGAAAAAAGGAAACTATAGAAGGAGTTAGCTCATCCTTTCGCAACCAAACCATTCCAGAAACTCGTGGGCGCATACTGCCTCTCCCAAAAAAAATCCCCCCGCCCGCCACCATGTCTGCCTGGGGGGGACAGGTCAGCGTAGGCCACGGACGGGGGGAACTCGTGTCTGCTATCTAAAGACTGATGAAACAATAAGCATTTCGTCAGTAAGGGATGTCATCGTCCAAGCGAGAGTTTCCGTCGCCAGACTCATCCTCAGCGGCCCCTGCCGCTCCAAACATCGCTCGCAGCTCTTCGTTGGAACGAACTTCCAAAATCTCATTGTAATCGAAAGGCTCCCACGGCGCACGCTCCCACAATTTGTCCAAGGTCACGTAGTTTTCCGGGTCCTCGATGTTCTCGTTGACCCTAACGACCCACTCCTTCAGTTGCTGCTTGCCGTATGCCACGATTTTTTTCGGGTCAATCTTCTCGATGAAGGTGAATTCGTCGCCTACGCTCTCGGTCTTGCCTCCGCTGCGATAGATGTCGAAGATGCACCCATTCAGGCCGCCGTGCTGTTTCTTCAGCCGCTCCAGCTTCTTCAGTACGCCCGGCTTGTCTTTGCCGCCCAGCTTGGCCACGAACAGCTCGCGACCGTAGCAAAACTCGAAGCCCTTCTGGCTTGTCCATGGGGTCAGATTGATGACCGAGTGAATGCCGATAAACGACGGCTTGCGGTCGGGATACCGCTCGCACACCGCACAGGTGTCGCTTATCTTGTTCCTATGCTTGCACGGCTCCCAGTTGCGCCAGTTTCCCCCGTGCCGGAAGTTGTGCTCCCAGTAGGTCACTGGATTGTCGTCCAGAAACAGGACCCTCTTCTCCGTGTCCGCCGGCATCCAAAACCGCCGAGGCCCCCTCGCTCCTGAATCGAAGTCATAGGCGTTTTCTGTGGATTCGTACCCGGTATTGAACCAACCCATTCAATCTCCTCCTTGCTCTCGTGGAGCACCTCAAACGTGCAGCACCGCTGCACCTCTTCTACAAGCTAAGGCATGAAAAGCGGTGTGTCAACAGGTTCTCTAACAGGCGGCCCGAGTAACGACCTCAGCTCAAGTGGGGACATCTGGGCCGGGTCTGACCCGTCTGGCGCCGGCCGAGAAAACACGGGCACACGCCCAGCCACCATCGACTTGAGACGAGTCCCCATCTCCCTCCCCGCATCGTCACCATCATGCACCACCAGGACCACCCGCAAGGGGCGCCCGGGGACCGAAGCGTAGTGGACGATACGCTCGACCTGGCTCTCCCCCACCTTCGTCCCCAGCGTCGCCACCACTGGACGGTACCCGGCCTGCCACATGAGAAGAGTATCCAGGTGCCCCTCCACGACGTAGAGCTTCACCCCGCTGTCATGCGGGAGCAAGTGCTCCCCATACAAAAAGACGTTCCGCTTGAATCCCTTGCTGTGGAGATATTTCGGTGGGGGGGCCTTGCCACACTGACCGCACAGCGTCCGCTTCTTCCCCTCGGCCTGGGTCGTTATCATCTTCCCCCGGCACCTCAGACAGACCTCCTCCTCATAGAGACGCCCGCTAATGGCCACCAAGCGCCCCCTATGGTCCCGCATGGGAAACAGCACCCGTCGCATCTTCGGGTCCACTCCCAGCTCCCAGGTCTGCCAGGTCTCCACGCTGACCCCGCGCTGCGCCGCATAGGGGTGGGGCTCGTCTGTCAGGTGGCCCTCGTACTCCGACCACGGTATCTCCGGCACCTTGTCGCTCGCCGCCACCGCGTACTTGTCGTGCCACGGTGCGTCATTCTCCTGCCGCTTCCGCCGGTAAATCTCATGGGCTCCCCCGTCCTGAATCAGCCGCGCCGCCCGGTTGGCCTTCTCGCGCAGAATTGGGTTCTTGACCGGCAGTGCTTCATCGAACGGCTCCCCCTTGAGCTGGTCCAGCGACACGCCCTCGGTCCCGTCCAGAGCTTCAATGGCGAACATCAAGTTGCGTCGCGTCTTGTACCAGAGGAAACACACCAGGTCCCGGAGCGCCCCCTGGCGATGACAGCCCTGGCATGAATAGATAGGGTCGCCATGACGCCCCTCGGCGAAGACGACCATCGACGGCCGGCTATCACGCCCCCCCGAATGTGTCCACTGGGCCAGCAAACACGAGCACGTCACCCGGTTGTTGCCCAGCGAAACATTCCGAGCGCCGAGAGCCATCAGAATGGACTGCAGCCGGTGAGGAGTCACTCAGCCACTCATCACGAGGTCAGGATGGAGTACCCCATGCTCGATATCCCACCAGGGCTCGAAGTCCTCCACCAGGCAGAGCGTCTTCTGGGGGTCAAGAATTCGGATGTAGAGAGGGTGGGAGAATTCAGGCGGCTGGAACATCAGGCCCAACCGCGACCCAAACCGCCGGTTGAACATCACCGTACTGCCCAGCTCCAACCCCTCTTCGAGCAGTCCCGGAAGCTCGGGGTCCAGCATGTCCCGTCGATGCTTCCGGTTCCACCGCAATCTCCCGGGCCCGATAGCACAGACGATGCCATATCGCTCGTTGAGATGCTTGTACCGCGCAAACTTGAACGCCTCATCAGGCAGCCACACACCCCCCTGGCTCAAATTCGGCTGACCCAAATCAGCAACATAAACAAAGTCGTGCATGGGTTGGACAGGAAACCCGTCCATCTTCGCCCCGCGACTGATGACATTCATCCCGTCTATCAAGCCGGGCCCCGCTTCTATCTCCACCACCACCTTCTCCTTCGTCCTGAACAAATGAGCAATCAACTCGGGAGTCCATTCGACGACTTCATCGTTGGGGCAGCTCGCCCAGCACCAACGAGTCATTTGCCTCCTCCCGAGCATCAGCCAAGGCGTCCGCCTCTTCCTCCGTCATACCTCGCATCCCCGACCGCTGCTGTCGAGCTTGCCGCATGAGGTCCGCCGGCCGCTCGCCTTGCCGCACAGGTGCCCGCTGAAGAGGCTTGCCACCCCTCTCAGGCAGACCCATTCGCTGCCTGCCTTTCAAACGGTACAGCGCCACGACGCCCACCACCTCATCGACCACCAGCGACGAAATGCTGATAACGCCGCCCAACGCCAGGGCATGAGACACCGCGAACCCCTCGACGAAGAACCCCCACAGGAAGCCAACCCAGACGCCACAGCACATCGAGCAAGAAAGAAGCTCCCCTCCTAGACGCAAAACATTGAAAGGGTTCTCAAATCCAAGCAGCCACGCCCTCAGCGGCGCAAAAATACGCCCCACAGACAAAACCAAGGTCATGCCTATCAGCCCGACAATCTCCCACCAGTGAACTCCCATCGCCTTCGCCTTCCATTGTGCAAGTCACTTGCACTCCTCGTCGCGCTCTTTTGCTATGGAGTAATGAGCGTGGATGATACTCCCCTCGTCCAGCTTCACGGTGATGATAGACGAAGAAAGCCACCCCTTCACGACACCGGAACCATACTTGCCGAGGTCAACCAGGTCACCCTCTTGCAGCTTCTTCCAGCTCTTTTGGTTTTTCGGAGGCATGTCACTTAGTAAATGAAATCGTGGCCCTTGTCGTCAAACTCCTCCTCTTCCGAGTTTTCCATGAGAACGCTAGTGCCCAGCTCCTCGAAATCCATCTCCTCCATGTCCCACCGGGTCACCACCGCCGACCAGGCCGCCTGCCGCCGGGCCTTCAGCGGCACGAACAACATCTGGCGGTCCAGCTTCATGTCCTCGTCCTGATAGAGAGCGTAAAGATTGTGGCAATCTTGATAGAGCGCATCCGAAAAGGCCAAGGTGTCTTCGAGCCCCCCTGTCCCAAGCCCTTTCTTAAGCGTTTCCTTCGCACTTTTTTTGACACGTCCTGTCCTGGCCAACTGGCTGATGGCACAGATAGCCTTTTGCTTCCGCCTGGACGTGGAGCGCATCCAATCAACCGTTGCGACCATACGCTCCTGACGGTCGCCGCGTGAGCCTGCCCCGCTCTTCACGCCCCCTTGCGCGACCTTCAGCATGTAGGCCGAATCAATCCCCACCAGGTCGGCCTCCGTCGCGTCAATGGCCTCCTCGATGAAACTCGGCTCTAGCTTGTCCTCGTCGTCCAAGATGTAGAGACTTTTTGCCTCTTGTGATTTTCCAAGCTCATCGACCGTGTTGATAAAATGTGGCTCCGCGTAGATGCCGAGCTGCCCCGAGACCACGTTGCTGTAGTTGTAGCTTCCGTGCTTCACCACGAACCGCTCTCCCAGTTCCACCCGGTTCATCTCCGGGCTGACCAGGAGCACCTTCAACTTCTGCTCGAAAGCCGCACACATGCAGACCAGGACCATCGTCCAGCTCTTCCCAACGCTGGGTCGAGCAACGAACATAGTGAGGGTGCCGGGCCACATCCCCATCGTCGTCCGGGTCATCGTCGGCCAGGGGAACTCGATGCCCGTCTCCCCGCGCTTCGCCCGCTCGTACAGCGCCAGGACCTCCGGAGCCACGTCGGCCAGGGTATGGATACGCCCCTTGCTGAGAGACAGCCCTCGGAGATGCTCTGAGAGCTTATGGACCTCCTCCTCCGCCAGAGCCTTGTTTCCCTGCTCCAGGGCCTCCAGCCCAGCGGATAGGCCATGTTCTATTGAACGGAATTTGTGGCGGTCCAAGAGCTGGTCCACCACCCAATCAATGGCAGTACCTTCCTCGGCCTCGGCACGAAATCCAGTCTGTTCTTTGACGACGGACGGCGGGGGTAGCTGGCCGTGTTCCTTGTAATACTCCTGGACAAATGCCCAGGCCCTCTTTCCCGGCTTGCGCAGCAAAACATCGTTCAGTAATTCCTTTGCTTTACGAAAGCCAGTCTCGTTCTTGGTCGCCAAGCCAATGGCGGCTGCGTCTAGGTCCACGGCAAATATCCCCCTACACCCCCATATTCAGGGTCTCAGGATGGTCATGGCCTGAGTTTATCCAGTGAGCCGAGCCGCCATGTCTTCCTGCGCCCGGTCACGCCAGTTGTGCGCCTTCAAATGCACAGGGTACATGGCTTCTCTCATCACCTCCAGCATGGAAGCGATGTAGCGATTTCGCAACGACGGCTCGCCAGACTTGCCCGTCGTGCTTATCGGAAGATTCGTAGTGATGAAAGTCACTCGTTTTTGAGCGCACCTCTCCCGCAGCAGGTTCTCAAAAAACCGCTCCGAAAAGGCTGACTCTCCTCTGTGCTCCTTTCCCAGGTCGTCGAGCACCAGAAAGTCAACTTCCCTCGCCCTCTCCACAAGCGTCTTGTCTGTCGAGAACATCGTCTTCTCGATAACAGCTTGTCTCAAGGTCTCTGCCTGGGCGAACAGGACAGACGCCCCTCTCCGCCTGGCTTCCATGGCCGCGATAATCGCCGCCGACGTCTTGCCATGCCCATTGGCTCCCCACAGGAGCAACCCAACTCCACGGTCCAGCATGGTCTCGATGTCCCTCATGTACGAACGCAAATAAACCTTGCCCTCGCACTCGGGGATTTCATCGAAATGCACGTTCCAGAACCGACGGGGAATACCCATCAGCTCCATGTGAGCCTTCGTGAGCTTGATTCTTTGCCCAACGATTCGCATCGCTCTGCCTACTTCTAGCCTACCAGCCATGGCCCCCTCCCTCGTAGGATTCATCAGCAGACTCTTCAAAATCCCCCCATCCATGGCTTGGGCTGACGCTGGCTGCCTCCTCGGAGAACTCTCCGGAATTCATCCTTGTCTCGCGCAATTCTGGAGCCTTCAGCCGGCCCGCCAGCTCCGCGTCCAACTGCCCCCTCATGACCCACAAGAGCTTGACCCCAGGTGTCCCACTGCGAGACACCTTCCTTCCGCCCCACGTCTCAAAAAAGTGGTTGAATAATTTTAGCACTTCGTCAAACCCGCGCTCGTCAACCAGCTTTTTTACCAACGAAGACTCGGCCCCGGTCCATTCTATCGACGACTCGGGAAAGTGTCTTGACATCAATGCCTTCCACTCTCTTTCGAGCCATTTCACAGGGCTTCTTTGGTGGCGACGCTGCACTTTTCGCGCCCTCGCCTTTTGCCCCTTGTCCCGCTGCTGCGCCACTAGGGACGCAAGTGTCGAGGTCTTCGAGCCCATCGAGGGAACATTATATCATGGAAAGAGATAGTCAAGGAGGGTCTAATACTTCTTTCACCTTCGAGGGGTCCACCGTGTCCATCTGCCCCGAAGGGTACATCACATCAGCATGATAGTAGATTTCTCTCCAACGGTGGCCAAATCGCGCCCTGGCTCTCGTCGCCAACGCTATCGCCTGGGCCTCGGTCATCATCTTCAGGACCGCGTTGGCCTGCATCACGGTGACCACCGCCGCTGTCTGTCCATTGTCCAGCCGGACTACTTGACCGACTTGTGGTCGCTGGTATTGCTCTCGGATGTCCAATTCGCTGCCCTCGTTACGAGCCTGCCGACCAACACGCGACTGGTGAAGAGAACCCCTCTGACGAACCGCTCGGCAGACACAGGGTCAAGACGCCCGCGCTCATCAAGTTCCGGGACGCTCTTCTGATACCTCGCCGCCTGCTCCACCGCCGCCCGGCCCACTTCCTGAAGCTCCCTTCGATTATCGTGCCCCCAGACTGTCTTCCCCGAATAGAGAAGACACCACGCACAAACAGACCCCACCTCACAATCCTCCGCATGGTCCTGGTCGTGGCCGTTTTTCAGCTTGGTCCGCCACGACGCCTTGCGGTCCAAGCAAAGTCGACAGAATCGTTTTTTTTCGTTTACGAGGACTTCATCGGCCTGGAAGTACAGCATGGCCAATTCATATCGTAAAAACAACTTGCCAACAAGAGTCAGGCCCCCGGGTCACCGTCCCGACCATCGCCAGCCTGGGCCGAAGCCTTTTGCTGTTTGTGGACCTCGCCATACCCGAGCTTCACGCATATGGGGTCAGCCTCCTGCCGACACCTCCTGGCTCCCACGCGACACCAGAACCCGTTCCCGGTCTGGAGACCAGGAACCCTGGCCAATCCCCTCGCACATGCCAGCGGGTCATCACAGGCCCCTCCCTTGACCTCGCACTTGCCACCCCAGGCAATGATAGGCGCCCTCGTGATGGTTCTCTGCTCACCGGCTACCAAGGCCCGGACAAGCCTCACCGTCTGTTCACAATCATGCCGATGGTGCCGCTCCCAGAACTGCTGGTCCCGAGGAAAGTTTTCTGGCCGCTCGCAATCCAATTTTAGCCTGGATATCCACCGGTGCCGCCGGTGTTTCGGCGGAGCCACACCCACCACGTATCTAGAAGCCCGCCTCATAGCCGACAGAGCCGTCTCACCATGCTCGTCACATTCCGTGATGAGATTCGTATAGCTCCGGTCGCAGGTCCGCGAGCGAATATTCCCTATCACCTGCCAAATCCCCACGCAGTCGTTGACTGACCCTGGCATCTCGGACGTGCAGATACGCAACAGAGCCGTCTCTGTCGCCTCCTGGACCTCATTCTCGGGAACATGCCATATCTCGGCCCGGATTTCGTCGGGAGACTTCCACTGCCAGCGACGCACCCTTCGCTTGGAACGCTTGGCCGCCGCTTCACGAGCTTTCTGAGCCGCCACCTCGGCCTCGGCGTTGAGCTGGT